GATGTAGACGCCACAGTAAAGATAAGCTGGGGCGGTAAGACTTACGAAATTGAAGGCGTAAGCTTAGAGGGTAGAGAGCGCTACCTTATTATAGATACTGTACTAAGGGACTAATGGCGGTAACGGGTACTAAAAGCGGCGGGTTTTTAAATGCTCAAAAAGAGGGCATTTACTTTGAAGTAGAAGGCCTAGAGAAAGCACTAAAGAAACTAGAGAAGCTTAAGGAAATAGACCGTAAGAAAGCTAGACAGTTTAAGGCGGGTATTAAAAGAGCTGCTAGGCCTTTAGTAAAAAGTGTTAAAGCTAGTATAAAAGACAGTAACCGAAACGACGAAGGTAAAAAGGTGCGTAAGGGTTATAACGATACTGGCGAAATAACAAAAAAGAAGAAGGTAAAAGAAGTTAACTATAAACCGGGTAACCTTCGCAGGTCTATAGGTTTTGTACCTTCAAGAATGAAGGGAGCGCTAGTAGGTTACGTAGGTGCTCGCTTTGGTAGTAAAGCAGGTAAGACCTTCGACGGGTATTACGCAGCTATAGTAAACTACGGACTAAAAAGAGGGCGCGCTAAGGCACCTACAAAAAATACGCGTAACGTGGACTACGCGCTAAAAGGACACCAAAAAGCGAAAGCGGTAACGCAGCAGCTTTTATATAAGGAAGTACAAAACATTATAAATAAGAGCTTATACGAGCTCAGCAGATAATGAACGAAGGAAAAGCTATTTACTCTATACTTACCAGCGACAGCGACGTAAACGCTATCGTAGGTACTCGCGTTTACCCGCAGATAGCAGCCCAAGAGGCCGCCTTTCCTTTTGTTGTATATGTATTACAAAATGTAGACCCTAGCGACACTAAGAGCGGGGTAAGTACTTTAGACGAGGTACGCTACGATATAATAGTAGCTAGCGAAAATTACGCAGAGGCTAGCGATTTAACCGAAAAAATACGAACCGCTCTAGATCGTTACAGCGGAACCGTAGCAGGTGTAGTTATTGATTCTATACAGTTTATAGACTTAGACGTAAATAACGACCCAGGAACGGAGACCTACTTAACGAGTGCAGAGTATATAATAAGAGTTAAGCGATGAAAATAACACTAACTAAAAACGTAACCCTTCCGAGTGGTAAGAAGCTAAAGAAAGGTACTAACTTTGGAGTAGTAAACGAATACGGCCTAGAGCTTATAGAAGCTGGTAAGGCTGTAGAATTTGGGGCTGAGGCCCCCGTAATAATTGAAGAACAACTAAATAATCTAGATTAAAAATGGCAACTACCGGAATTATGAACGGAACCCTCTTAGGGGTATACGTAGGCAGCACTCTAATAGCTCACGCTACCGAGGGCTCTATTTCTCTCTCAATGGACACGAGAGACGCAACAAGTAAAGACTCTAGCGGTACTCGCGACTTATTAGAGGCTACTAAGAGCGGTACTATTTCAGTATCTGCGCTTTACGCTGAAGATGCAGCTTACGGCGTAGATGATCTTATGACAGCTTGGAGCGGTCGCTCACAGCTTACAATTAAATTTTCTACCGAAGTATCGGGCGACCATTACTGGTCTGCTGCTGCTTACGTAACTTCTTTAGAAGTTTCTAGCGGAATGGAGGACAATGTAACGTACTCGGCCACATTCGAGCTCACGGGCGCGATTACTTATACTACGGTATAATAGAATAACACAAACACTTAAAGCAAATGGTTAAACACGTAGAAATAGGAGGAGTAAGCAGACCGGTTAAATTCGGTTTTGCTGCCCTTATGGAATTTACCGAAGAGAACGGCTATACTATGGCCGACCTCGATAAATTAGGCGATAATATGAAACTTAAGGACGCGCTCTTTTTAGTGTGGTGTGGATTGAAGCACGGCGCTAGAGTAGAAAAGCAACCTTATAAGCATACGATCGAAGATATAGCGGACTGGCTAGACGAAAAGCCCGAAGCTATGGAAGAGGTACTAAACGTGTTTAGCTCTAGCTTTAGTTCTTCGGAAGAGGAAAAAAAGTAGACGGGGCGCCGGGTGAAGGCCCGGCAGCCCCTTTAACTTTTGACTATTACCAGCAGCTAGCTTTAGGGCAGCTTAACTGGACGCCGGCGACCTTCTACGAAGCGACGCCTAGAGAGTTAGAGAACGCCCTAAAGGGCTTCTTTAATTTATACGAAGTAGGCCAGCAGCAAAGCTGGGAGCGTGAGAGGTGGAGTACTACGGTACTAGTAAACCTACAGCTACCAAAAAACAAAAAGCTAAAAGCTACGGATTTAGTCCGCTTCCCTTGGGAAAACAAACACAAAAGCCCAAAGCTAACAAAACAAGAAGCTAAAGCAATACTAGGCAAATGGCAAAAAGGACAATAGCGAGTACTAACATTAGCATAGGTGCAAACCTTAGCGGCCTCCAGCGAGGCCTTAAGATCGCACAGCGTAGCCTCCGTAAGTTCGGAGGGCAGGCTAAGCGCATAGGTAGTAATATTACGAGTAGTGTTACCCTACCTTTTGCCGCTGCGGGTGCAGCTGGTGTAAAAATGGCTACCGACCTAGAGAGCAGTTTTAGCAAGATAGAGAACCTCGTAGGTATTACGGGTAAGGCTCTAGACAATTTTAAAAGCTCAGTAAAAGGCGTAAGCGCCGAAACTGGTAAGAGCCAGCAGGAGCTAAGCGAGGCACTCTTTACGGTAGCCTCCGCAGGTCTTCGCGGCGCTGAAGCTACGGAAGTTTTAGAGAGATCCGCGAAAGCCTCAGCTATTGGCTTAGGAGATACGCAACAAATAGCGCAAGCCCTTACCGGGGTTATGCAGGCTTACAGCTCTAGCGGAATGACGGCAGCGCAAGCGACCGACACTTTAACCGCTATCGTAAGAGAAGGTAACCTAGAGGCGGAAGCTTTAGCCCCTACCCTTGGTAGGGTAGTAGGTATAGCTTCCCAGCTTGGCGTAAGCTTTGAAGAGGTAGGCGCTAATATCGCAACCTTTACCCGTTTGGGTGTACCGGCCGAAGAGGCCGTAGTAGGTTTACGCGGTATTATGGCTAGCTTCTTAAAACCTACAGCTGACGCAAAAAACGCTCTAGCTACTTTAGGAATGACTGCGGAAGACCTCCGTAACCAAGTAAGCGAGGAAGGCCTACAAGCTACCCTAGCAAGTTTAATGCAAAGCTTCGAGGGTAACGACGAGGCACTTACTAGCGTCTTCGGGAACGTCCGCGCGCTATCTGCTGTGCTCGGTACAGCTGGAGCGCAGGGCGAGACCTACGCCGCTGTACTAGATAATATAAGTAACAGTACTGGTATAGTAGATGAGGGCTTCGAGAATGTAAGCCAAACGTCCGGCTTTAAATTCCAGCAAACCTTAAACAGTTTACGTAACGCAGGTATAGAGCTAGGCGCTGCTTTGCTGCCAATGGTTACGAAAATAGCGGACTTTATAACTAAAGCTATAAACAGCTTTAAAGATCTTAGCACCGAGACTAAAACCACAATACTTACGCTTACTGCTATAGTAGCGGCAAGCGGCCCTATTATGAGCGGTATAGGTTTTATAGCTACAGCTATAGGCGCACTACTTAGCCCGGTAGGGTTAATTATAGTGGGTATCGCTGCCGCTGGTTTTGCTATGTATAAATTTTGGGATCAAGTTAGGCCCATATTAGTAAAGGTAATAAACTACTTTATAGACCTAGAAAACCAAACCGGTATTTTTAGGTTTCTTATTCAGCTTGTAATAGGATCCTTTAAAAACCTATGGACAGTAGGAAAAGCTTTATTTGACTCTTTTGGTAAGAACCTTAGAGGTATAGGCCAGCTATTTTTAGGAGCCTTTACTTTTGATTTAGACCTAATTAAAGAGGGCTTAAATAATATTAAAGACGCCGCAGTAGATACCGTTACCGATATTATAGACGGTGTAAGCGATAACTACAGCGAAGCTATAGAAAACGCTTTCGCACCTAAAGACAAGATAGAGCTAGTAACCGAGGAAGGAGTACAGCAGGGCATCGATGATATGATAGCCCCTATGATGAAAGCCTGGGAAGTAGCTAAATCTTTTTTTACTTTTAAAGGATTTACTCCGCCTAGCACGGGTAACGACGACGGTACCGGTAATGGTACTGGAGGTAATAGCGACCCCGACCCTAAAGGAGAAACCGAAAAGAAACTAAGTAAACTTAGTGTAGCTTGGGGACAATACAGCACCCAAGTAAAAGCCCAAAGCGAGGCAATGGCGCAAGCTATTACCGGAATGGTAGACAATGTACTAGCAGAGGGTATAATGAGACTAGGAGAAGGCCTAGTAACGGGTAAAGCTTCATTCGAGGATTTTGGAATATTCTTACTTTCAACCTTTGCCAGTACAGCGGAGCAGCTCGGTAAGCTTGCTATAAGCGTAGGTTTTGCTGTAGAGGGTATTAAGAAGGCTTTACAAAGCTTAAACCCCGGAGTAGCTATAGCTGCGGGTATTGGTCTCTTAGCATTAGCAGGAGCAGCACGCGGTAGAATGAAACAAATAGCCGCAGGTAAAGAGCAGGTAAAACTAGCTAAAGGTGGGCTAGCCTATGGCGAGACCTTAGCTGTGGTCGGCGACAACCCTAACGCTAGAATGGATCCGGAAGTAATAGCCCCGTTATCTAAGCTTAAGAATATGATAGGCGGAGCTGGTGGCGGTACCGTAACGGTAGTAGGTAAGCTATCCGGCCAGGACATCTTACTAAGCAGCGAAAAAGCAGGAAGAACACGAAGCAGATATAGAGGGTTTTAAATATGGGGTTAAGGTTATATAGTGAATTTCACAGCTCAACGGATAAGCTTTTTAAAGTAGAGATCCACGACAGCAGCTTTAGCGGAACCGCTGAGGCTTTTACTGTTGCTAGTGATGGGTTTACCTTAAACTACAGCGGAGAGACCGACGACATAGTAAGCCCTATTATAGGCTCTAACTGTACTATAAGCGCGTACAATAATAGCGACGCCTTCGACACGTTTATAAACTTACTAAAGAGCTACCAAGAGGAGCGCTTTACAGTTCGTATATACGGGGAAGCGGATAGTATAGAGGACGGTCTAGTAATGAGCTATTACGATACCGAGCTGCCCCCGGATAACGGGTTAGTACTTTACTGGTGTGGTATTGTAATGCAAGACCTAGTAACGGTAGAAGATACGCATAAGCCCTACGTCTTTAGTATTACAGCTGTAGACGGTATAGGGCACTTATCTAATAAGCCTTACGAAAGCATAAGCAACGTAACGCTAGAAAGCTTTATAGAGAGCGCCGTAGAGGCTATAGGAATAGATAGCTTATATGCAGACGACGACCTACTCTACGCTACTAGCGTTAATATTTGGGACAGCCAGCAAACCTATAGCACCTCTAACGACGTAACTACCTTAACGCGCTTTAGCGCTTTGGTATTCGCTGAAAAAGAAGAAGACGGTACCTACGTATACTCTAGCTATTTAGATATCCTTAAAGAGCTTTGTATAGCTTTCGGCGCTAGGTTCTACCAGCGCGAGGGGGTTTACTACTTCGAGCAATACCTAGAGCGTACCGTAACGAGTAGAAGCGTAAGCGCCTATTATAAGGACGGCACTAAAGCTTTTACTTCTACTGTTAGCGACGACGTAACCCTCGACGGTACAACCGGAGGAGGGGCACGTCTAGCAGGTAACAGCTTTAACTTCTTACCGGCACTAAAAAAAGTACAAGTAAGCTACAACCAGGAGCGCAGTAATAATCTACTAGCTAATAGATTGACTTACACCGGTGCAACGGGCAGGCAAGATCTAGGCTTTGTAGTAGATGACAATAGCGGACAAATCCAAGTAACGGGGCAGCTTATATACCAGCTTACCCATAACGGTAATGCGGGTACGGTAGCCTTAGAATTTTGGCGCCCGGTATGGCGGGTAGAGCTTCGTATAGAAGACTCGGCAAATCCGGGAACCTTCTACTACCTTAAGAGAAGTTTTAACCCTAGCGGGGGGCAACTGTACGGCGCTACAAGCTGGACAACTACGCCTAGCTATTACCACGTAGACGCGGGCTCAACAAGAAACGAGGCTAGCGGCGCTTACATAAGTAACACCTTTAGCCTAGTTACTCCGCCTCTACCGGTAGACGGAGACGCGCAGCTCGACGTAAACTACTACCAAGTATACGACGGTTTTAACAACACTGTAAAAGCGGTGCCCGTATACTTTACGGAGACTAACCAAGTAAAGGAAGTTACCGCGACTTACTTTAATGGTAACGGAGGTGTAAGCAATGTTACAATATTTAGCGCTACCAATACGGACACCAATATAAACAGTAACCTTATTCTAGATCTAGGCGAGCTAAGGGTGAGCGATTCTTTAGGCTTGCAGGGTAGCTTTTACGTATACAACGGCAGCACCTGGGTACCTTCTACGCAATGGCGCCGAGGGAATAGCGGTAGCTATACGAGTTTACTAAAGCTTTTAACTAATGAGCTCCTAGCGTTACATAAGAAACCTATAGAAAGATATAGCGGCACGATCGTAGGGCCTTACCCGTTTGGTATAAGGTACAGCTTCGAGAGTGCCTTTTGGCTTCCTATGCAGGGGACTTATAACGCTAATATGGACGAATGGTCTAGCGAATGGTTTAAGGTTCAAAAGGACTTAAGTAATATTACTATAG